TCTTCTGCGGTACAAACCATGCCGATAATTGCTGTCGAAACGGTCGAAATAACGCGGGTGCCGACGTTGATTTCGACAACACGCACGCCGTGATGATAATCAGCCATCAGGGTGACTCTCTCTGTTGTGGGTGGTAAAGCAAGGATGCCGGTTCGTAACAGAAAGCGCATTTGATCAGGGGCGTGGGGGCGGTGGCACAACAGAGAGGGGAAATAAAATAATAAAAAAGCCCCCGAAGGGGCTTAAGATCAGGCCGGAATTTCGGGCCAGGTGATGTCAGGGGCAGTGGATGTATCAATTCTATTAACGAGTATTCTAAATATCATCCAGTCCTTTAGGGTTACTAATTCGTCTTCACTTGCCATTGCGAGTTCTTTAGCATCTTGTAATGGTGTAATAATATTCGTTGCCTTATTTAATAATTCCCTCTTTTTTTCATCTGCAATTTCTTGGTTTTCAAGTGGGGTATAAACTCTGGCTACAATTTTATTCCCATCAAAAGTCCAGTTCCCACCACTTACAGGAAGTGTGAAATTGTCGGTGAATTCTTTTAACTCTGTAATGCAAAAAGATTGTGGCCAAAGAGTGGATGCATCATGACTTGCAGATATGATTAATCCGTTACTTTCCTCATACACTATTTTTAAGGTGTCTTTTGAAAATCGTTTTTGTAACTGATACCAGTCATTACCGTGAGTATCTTCAATAAAAACAATTCCATGATTCTGGGCCAGAGTTAATTCTTCATCAGTAAGTTTATTACGAACTGTAAAAGGACCATAACTTTGAATTTTCATGCATACCCCACTGTATACCAGTTGCCACCGACTGCTTTTTGAAGAGGACGGAGTCTGATCCAATAGTTAGAACTGCCAGCATCTTTGAATGAAGTCATAACACCACCGCCCATCCTTTCGTTATTGCCGCGCTCCTGAAATTCTGCTGACGCTGCTAATCTGATATCCGAAACGAAACTCCCATATACCCAATTTCGGACATTATTCTCTGAAATATTAACTAAGTTTTGAGCATCGTTATGCATGTTGGTGTTATTATTTGCCAGCCACGTATTGAGATAGCCATTCCATACTGAACCATAGATGTTTCCATCTGAATAATGAGTTGCCGGGCCAAGTTGCAAATAAACATCAGGTCCGTTTAAATGAAGTGAACCTCCATTTCTAAATGTGTAATAGGCCTCTGCGCCACCTGACGCGACATGAAATCCTAATGCTGCATATTGGCCAATGGTTTCTTCAAAATATGAATCGGCAAATTGCCCTCCGTTCCCCTGAAGCCTTAAACCATTTGTCACATTAGTGTTCGCATTGACTGCATACCAGCCATTTTTTCCAATTAATCCTTTCCCATTAATTATGAAGTCATTGGAAACTATTAATGAGTTTACTGTGTCACCACTGGTATTAACAAAACGATTATCAGAGTCCGTTATGCTATAAGCACCGACATCAGTTGCAGTAAGATTAATATCTGCACTGAGAGCTTTCCCGTTAACTTTTCGGGTATTTGGAACACGCCCGTTAGCATTATCATTTGCTGATTTTGCCAGATCGTAAGACGTTTTTACCGCTTTTGGCGTAGCTGCCAGAACTTCACTGGTGCTATCCACCGCGCTGTTCAGCTGCACAAAACCTTTAGCGGTCAAGGTTCCGTCGGGGTGACGTCGTGAGGCTTCATGTTCTGCCAGCAGATTATTAACGTATTCTTCGGTCGCAATAATCAGGGTGTCGTCGATTGTAAGACTAACCGCATCGGTATCTGTTACGGTTAACACCATGCGCAGGGTTTGCGTCCGGCCAGAGCCTTCTTCGAGAGTGGGTTTATAGCTGTCAGCCATATTGCTGACGGCAATCAGCTCCCCTTGTGCTGAAAACAGCCCCATCTCACGCATCCAAAAACCGCCGACACTTGCCGGAATAATGGCTTCCGCAATAATCCAGTTGGCATTTTTATTGTCGATTTTGATCGAATTCAGCGCCAGACGGTAGGTTTCATGGACCAGCGCCGTCTGACCTGCGGAGGGTTCCGTGGCGCTGCCATTACCGTCACCGACGGCCAGATGGGTGATATTGACGTCTTTTCCACTTTCGATAGCTGACGCAATGCGCGCCTGCCCGATGGTGGTAACGATGGATTTGAATTTGCTCATAAAATTCCTTATCAGTCCGGATAAACAGTGAGTATTTCTGCGTCATACATTGCCGCAGCCAGATAGACGGTGCCGGGAATATCCTGGGTAATGGTCAGCCCGATCAGGTGACGGCTGGCGGGTTTCGCATCATCAATCAGGCGCTCCATTTCTTCGTACATGGCTTCATCGATACCCGAATCCAGAACGCCGATATCGAGTTTGAACGTGCCCGGCGGATCGTCGGTTTCCCACCATTCGGTGACCTTAATGACATAACCCAGAGGCTCGACCACGCGTTTGATGGCGCTGATGGTGCCTTTATGCTGATGGATGAACCAGGCAGACTGAATCACGCTGCGTTTTGTCGCTGTTGGCCATTCGCTGTCCCAGCGATCGACAGAAAGTGCCCATGCCAGATAGGGCAGAAATTTTGCCGGGCAGGTTTGCGGATCCCATAAGGTTTTCAGCGGAACATCCACACGGGCCAGTTCCGCGCAGGCTTCGGCAGCTGCCAGTTCCAGCGCGGATGAACCACTGGGCAGCAGCCTGTTACTCATCGGAACCTCCGACGGTAATCACGTAATTTGTACAATAAGAGGCTTGCGTGCTGTCGAGCACAATGTCTGCGGTGGGTTTAGCAAGCTCAACACGCTGGACGCCTTCGACATGCAGTGCGGCATAGATGGCGGAAAGCCTGATATCGCGGCCCAGGCGATGTTGATCGCTGATATAAGATTTCAGTTTTTCTTCGGCTGCCAGAATGATAGGTTCAGATTCTGGCCCCGGATACAGATAGAGCGTGGCATCAATTTCATAAGGCACCACACTGGCTGATTGCACCAGAACCCGGTCGGCAACAGGTCGTACATTTTCGTCGTTCAGTGCGATACGGACTTTCGTTAATAAGTCTTCCGGAGCGATACCATTGGCTTCACGCGACAGCACAGAAATAGTGACATTGGCGGGGGAGGGACTGATAACCGAGATGTCCGCCACCCGGCCATCTGCAGACAAACCGTGGAATTCGTATGACCCGGACGGGCCGGCAACACTCATTCCTTCAAAGGCCTGCGGGATGCGCGTTCGGAAATCTGCATCACTTTCCATGACAGCTGCGACTGGAGGAACTGTGGAGTTATCTGCAGGCGCCAGCACCAGTCTTTCTACGCCATTATTCGCCGCAAGCTGATCCAGATCACTGCCCGTCGCATAGGCCACCATCACGGCGCGTGCGGCTTCGTTCACCCGCTGGCGCAGGATCAGTTCGCGGTAGGCATTCTCCTGCAACAGTTTGACCAGCGGTTCGGATTCCAGCGTCAGCGTGCGGCTGATGGCCTCCTGCTGATCGGCTGGATAGAGCGAAATCAGCGTCGTTTTACGTTCTTCAAGCAGGCTTTCATAATCCAGTTCTTCGACCACATCAGGGGGCGGTAACTGGCTTAAATCGATCGTTGCCATAAGTGTCAGCTCACAGGAATATTCAGGGAAAAATCCGTTGCCGTGTCGTTACGGCTTCCGGTCAGTTCCACCACCATCTTGCCGGTGTAATCGGTCTCGAAAGTGATGGCATTCAGTGAAATGCGGGGTTCCCACTGCAACAATGCGGTGTAGCAAATTGCCATCATCTGCAGTTGCAGTGCGCCGTTTTGCGGCTGGTCGATCAGCTCAGAAAGTAACGAACCGTAATTGCGGCGCATCACTCTGGAACCGACCGGTGTATTCAAAATGTCGCTCACGGACTGGCGGATATGGTCGAGATCTTCGATAGCCATACCGCTGTTTCTGTTCATCCCCAGGTACTTGGGATTGCTCATTGCGGGCCTCCTGTCTGACCGCCGCCGGTCTGAACACCGCTGTGGCGGTGAGTGTGCACAACGATGCCGTTGGATGTCAGGCTGCCGCCGCTGTGGGTTAAGTTGCCGGTCAGCGTGCCGCCTTGTTTCACCTCGAGAGATCCGGTAGTCAGTTTGCTGGTGCAAACTACTTCCGGCGTGTCGAGCGTGATGCGGGTGCTGGCGGTACAGCGGATTTCGGGTGCGGTCACCTCAACCTTTTGCGCTGCGTTAATCACGGCTGTTTTAATTCCCGTCACTTTCAGAGCGCTTTGTGCCGGTTCGTATTCAAAAACTGCGCCGTCCGGGAAGGCCAGATGAAAGGCGTCCGGCGAGGCTGATGGGGCGGGCGAAGCATCAGAGAATACTGCCGGTAACACGAATGCCGTATTAAGCTCGCCGCCCATCGAGAGCAGCAAAACCTGTTCACCGACGGAGGGCGCCCACCAGCTGCGCGTACGTCCGGCGCGATGCGTCATCCACGGCAGCCAGGCTGTCACGTTG